TTCCTCTCCGGCATCCAGAACAAACTCCATGTTCACAGGAGTGTATGTTTCTACTTTTTCCATAGGTGAAATAAATTTAAGTGGTTAATTCTGTTTGTAAATGGAACCGGCTCATTAGGGCCTTGTCCTGTTTGATATAGTCGATAAGCAGCTTGTATTCCTCCCTGCCGGTTTCGATGATGGTATCATGCTTATCCAGTTCCCAGACAAACACAGGATGCGGAGCGGATTTTGATACGGCGACAAATACAAATTTGCTTGCCTTGACAGCCGGGCAGTCAAGATACCAGGCTGCCTGCCGGTGGTAGTCGAATTTGAGAGCCTGCTCCATGAACGCTTCAATGTTCGTGGTGGCGGTTGTCTTGATGTCACACACAAAATCGTCACCTACTATATCCGCCTTCAGCTTGCATGGCAAATCCATGTAATCATACATGTACTCCTTCTCTTTCTCTCCTACAAGGTATTTCGGATCCGCGTTGCTGCGAATACTGTTAACCATGTACATCATTTTCATGCGGTCCTTCCCGGTATAATCTGTCGGGTCGAATTTGTGAGGCTCGAGCAGCATGCAGTGCAGTCCGGAACCGAAGTGAAGAGCCTCCTGGTTATAGGAGGTCCTTTCACCGGTGAGTGTTCTTTTGAATTCACTTAAAAACGAATTCGAAACGCGGTTTTCTATCGAGTAGTAATCAATCATTGTCCAAAAGATTTCTGGTGATTACCGGGTACAGGCTTACCCCCCCCTCCACGATAGGGTCTTTACTGATTAGGAAACGAGCTGACTTACCCGTTGCTTTGGCTGCATCCATAAGCATGACTGTTACGGTAGCCGAATTCAGCTTGGCATTTTTCTCGGTCTCTTTTCGTACTTTAAAAGCCTTGTCGCTTTTGGATTTGAATACATACCACTGCTTGGTTGATTCATCCAGAGCGAACTCCACCCCGTCGCCGGGATGAAGATCGATACGCTCTGTTGCTGCTGTAGAAAACGACATCCCTCCGGCTCTGCTTACGTGAAGCGCCACCTGACCATCGGTTCTGCGCATAGAGTTGCCGGTATTGAATACTCTCAGGTTCATAAATTTTCGGTATTAGAGGGTTCGTACACTTCGAATTTCAATTCACCACCTTCCCACAGACTGCGCTCCACTGCCAACTGAAGACCTTTGCCTTCTGCCCAGTTGAGCAGGTTGGTTGCGTTCTCTTTATCCAGGATAGATCCGTCCAAGTGAAGGAATTTTATGCTGCCAAGCATGTTTTCGGCAATCTGTATGGCGCAGATCATTTTGCGACTGGTGGCAATCTGAGCATCCTCAAAAGGAAGCCCATCGATAAGAAGGGTTTCGCCATCGGGAGAGAAGGCCAATCCGTCAGCCGGCAACTTGGCCTGCAGGATCATCTGGTCTTTCTCTGCGCGGATCCGCTTGACCTCCATCTCGGCCAACATGGATTTTTCTTCCATATCCTGGGCGAAACTGAAATCTTTGCTGGCTGTTTTGGCCGCTTCGATGCTTCGGTTGATTTCGTCCGCTCTTGAGAGTTCTGACTTGAACGAGTTCAACAGATCTTCAGGATGTGCGGGATTCCCCTCAAGCCATTTACTGCCGTTGTCGATTCGGTCCTTATTGGCTGCGATCCTCTGTTCACACTCTTTGATCTTCTGCGAGAGCTCGATAAGGGTGTTCATGAGCTGGTGATTATCAGCCTCAATCCTTTCGATCTCAGCAAGAGCATTGACTACTTTCTGATTGTGCGCTTGTGCGGCACTCAGTTTTTCGCTCAGATCGGTAATGTTAACCGGTTGCTTTTCCAACAGCGACTGATCGAAAGGAACCACTCTGGCCTTGGCGTCTTTTAACCGGGCATTGATGGCCTTACGCGTTTCTTCGGCCTGCAGCTCAGCGCTGTTGATCTGTGAGAAATCCACTCCTGCCATTTTCTCAAGCATCGCCCTTCTTGGCTTTGGTGACAGACGGAGAAACTCGTTAATATCGAACTTCATACCGGTGCCGGCCATATTGTTGAAAAGCTCGGTGATGTTGTTGAACTTGCCACCGTTGGCAGCAATGATCTCAAGCATCGGCTTTCCGGTTTCTGTAAAGCGATAATAAATCTTATCGCCGTTGTCCAGGGTGATTTCCACGTAACCCATTTTTGCGCCGTTCGATACCGGTTGCGCAGGGAGGTTCTTGGTGAGTATATCCATCACCACCCGGCCTACGCTTGTTTTACCCTGCCCGTTTCCTCCCATGAGGAAGAAACTGCAGCCTTTCAGGTCGAATTCGTGCTTTCCGGCCAAAGCCTTGTAATTGTCCAGTTCTATTCTTTGTACTTTCATGGCTTTTCCTCCTTATTGTTTAATTAACAATGGTTTGATACTCCATGAATCCGAGAAGTTGTTGTTGGACTTGTTCTTGGTTTTGCCCGTGTAGGTGATCAGGAAGGCGGATCCGGCCTTGAAATTCTTAAGGGCCTTGACGAGCTTCCAGCTCGCGTTGGTAACTGTTTTTGCCACCCCTTCTTT